GCACCGTTTAGTGTACCAACAAACTTGGTGTTTGTTGGAGCCTCGAAAGTACCTTCAGTGGTACGAGCGAATGCTGAGGTGGTTGCGCTCTGCAGAACAGTCAATGCTGCTGAGCTAACAACAGCCCAGTTACCAGCGCCACGACGTGTACGCTGAGCAATCTTGTTTGCAGTACGGTTGATTAGAACTGCCAATGCGGCATGCTCATCACCAACGAATGTAGCGGTACCAGAAACTGCTGCTTGGTCGTAGGTGAACTCGGTTGCTGCTAGACTACGCAGGCTACCTAGAACTTCCTGATCGATTTCAGCGGTAATTTCTTGTGCTAGTGCTGCCATGATTTCGGCTTCAACATCAAGGCCGTGCATAGCTTGTGCATCCTGAGCAGCTTCGAAGGTCCAGCGAGCTGATAGCTTGCGGGTCTTAGCTTCTACAACTTGCTTTAGGATTTGTACATTGATCTTACGACCTGGTGTACCTTCTAGTGAAGCTGTGCTGCTTGCGCGGCCGCTTGTGCTGTCACCAGAATAAGCAATAGCAATCTTGAATGGGCTTAGTGCTTCGTCACCGGCTGTAGTGTCGGTATCGTAACCACTGGTATCATTCATTGTTTCTGCATAACGAACACGCAGAGTGTGGATCTGTGCAACAGGTCCGGTCATTGGCTGAACGCCAACGATCTCGTTAGCAATAACTGTTGGCATTACACGGCGGATTACTGGAAGAATAACGCGGTTTAAGCTAGCAACGTTGCCTGCGGCTGTTGCACCAGCTGATGCGGTTTCTACCAAGTGCTTCTTGGTGTTTTCCAAAATTATTGCCATTGTTGTACGACGTGAACCATTAAGACCTTCTAACAGGGCTTCCTTGGTCTCGCCCCAACGGCTTTCAAGTAGTTGTTGTGTCATTTTATTACTATCTCCTTAGTTTTATTACTTAAGCCCTGCTAAACGTTTGATGTCCACGACATTATTGTCATTTGTCTCAACCGCGGTTGCAGTTTTATCACCTGTATGTTCAACTCTGCTCTCTGCTAGTACAGACTTGCCTGAGGCAACCTGACTTGGCTTGGCATTGTTCAACACAGCTGGTAGATACTTGTCAAATGCAGACTTTAGCTTAGGGGTCTGCACGTTCTCTAAAAGCTCACGCATTAAATTAGCTTTGTCCTTGGTTAGTGTGGTGCAAAGTTCATCCACAGTCTTCTGACGACTTACGCTTTCGGTAATCATCTTGATTTCTGTTTCTTTGCTTTCTACTAACTTAGCTTTTTCTTCTGCTTCTGCTTTAGCTTCTGCAATTACCTTTTCCTTAGCTTCTAATACTGAGCGCAATTTCTTGATCTCTGCATTTTCGTTAAGGTGTGTAACTGCAAACTCTGAAGCAAATGCTTCGAAAATTCTACGGCCAAACATATTTTCACGAGCTTCTTTGATGTCAGTTTTGAACTGTTTGAGTTCAGCTTTGAGGTTGGTGGCAACTGATTCCTTAATCAATGCAGCACTACGCTTAATCATGTTCTTCTGAACACTCTCTAGTGTAGCTTGTGCATTAGCAAGCAGTTTAACTTTGGTTTCGGCTAATTCTTTCTTGTCCTGACCAAAGTCCTTGATTTCCTCAGCCAGTTGACGAATAACAAACTTGTTCAATTTTTCAATTGCTTCCATTTGTGTCTTACGATCTGATCTGAGTTCAACAATTTCTTCTGCTAGCTTGTTGGTTAGGAACTGGTTAAACTTGCGGCCGGTTTCTGAAACATGTTGCTTGAATGCAACACGGTCTTCAGCTAGCTTACGCTTTTCTTCCGCAAATTCTACTAGTTCTGCCTTAAGGCTTTCAGTGACCATTTTGTCCAAAGCTTCAACCATTACAGATTTATCATGTTCATAACGGCGAGCAAACTCTTCACGCAATTCAGCCTTCGCTGCATCACGAGCTTCACTTAGCTTAACTTCCCAGGCTTCCTGGATAGCACGCTTAGTGTCTTCGTTCACAATACCGCTATCGATTAATGGCTTGATAGCTTCTAACATTAAATGTTCTCCTTAAATTTTTAGATCTTTGATAAGTCTCAACACTGAGTCTTGCAAATATCTCTGTACCTTTGAATCGACGCTGGCTTGACCGGATTGCTCCTTTAAAACCTCGAGTACTCTGTGTCCGTTCTTCATGTTCAAAAGCCCTTCGTATATGGGCCTTGGAAATGCGTTAGGGGCACTAGGTTGCGCCACTACATCTACCGTAATAATCTCAAAATCTGAAACTTCTCCGGTGCCTTCATTTACATTACCGGATCCTCTGGAACTAACACCTAACTTTACACCACCTTCAAGCATGGTGCGAACTAGGTTACCCATGGGAGTTTTTAAAATTTTAAGTTTACCAAAACCGTTTGGACCGTCCATCCACATGTTATCAATCATGAGACAAACACGATCCAGGTTAATCTTTAGATCATCAGGATGGTCAACTTCACCTAAAACTGAATATCCTTTTTTGATCTGTTCGTTAATGGTATCGACTGCGATTTTTATCTGTGAGACAGGATATACTCTCTCGTTTTGATTACGAACGCCACCCTGAATACAGATGCCCTTTAAATAAAGATCCTTTCCTTCGCCAGTGCTCTCAGTTACGATCTGAGCCTGGTCAAAGGAAAGGGATTCTCTCAGTAATACAGTCATGCTACTGATTAGGACTCAATGCTTTTCTTGTTTACGCCACTTGGCTCTGAGCTAACAGGCTTCTTACTTGTGTTGTAAGTAGCGCCAGCTTTTGCACCTGGGACGTTCAAGAACTTACCACTGTGTGGTAAACCTTGTGCCTTGTCACTGCTTGGGGCACTTGTACCGTCTTGGTTCTGATTTCCACCCTTGCTCATTACAGCATTACCACCCATGTCGTTCTTACCAGCTACAGGTGATTTGGTGTTCTTCTCGCCTTGATTTTCACTCTTTGCACCGGTTCCAGCCATTTTACCTGATGGATTTGACTGTCCAGTGTCAGCAACTTTCTCAACGTATTCACGAACGAAAGTGCCTTCCATTTCCATTTCTTCTTCCTCTTCTTCGCCTTCTTCTTCAGCGCCGAAGTCAGGATCCATACTGCCGTCATTGTGCTCTGGCTCACTTTCTTCATCAGCCATTAGAGCATCAAACTCAGCTTTTAGTTCGTCTAGTGCGTCTTCTAGATCCATAACACGATCTTCTAGATCTTCACTTTCTTCACCTTCAGCATCGCCCATGTCAGCCATGTCACCCATGTCGTCCATGTTGTCCATGTCACCAGTGTCGTCCATGTCTTGCATCATGTCGGTAACTTCATCTTCTGAAGCTTCTTCAACTGGTGCCATTTCTTCGTCAGCAGCAATACCGTCTGCCAACTCTTCATGGTCCATGTGCTCCATGCTTTCCCAGATTTCGCGGCTTGTTGCTACCACGATGTTATGAAATAGTTCTTTTGCTTTTTCAGTATCATCAGAAATGATGTACTCTACTAACTTCTCGTAATTCTTGTCCATGTAATATTTCCTTTCATATAGCATTGACTGTAATGATATTTACAGCGTAGTTAAAAAAACAAGCTCAAATGCCCGAATTTCAGAGCATTTTGAAAGGATTACATGCCTAGACCAGCACCACCTGCTGCGGCAGCAGTACCCATACCGTATTGCTTTTGTATGGTTTCCAACTTTTGTTTCATTTCGATCTTGCGTTGATCGTTCATAAGTCGGAGTTTGTTGATTTGTTCCAGAGTAAGACGAGTTTTACGAGTGTCAGAAATCTTTAACTGGCTATGATCGTCAGCAGCATCATAACGAGCATCATCTTTAACATCTTCAAAAAGGTCTTGTATGAACATAGTATAGTTATTTACACCAAAACGGTTAAGATAGGCCTGCTGGCGCTTGTGCTGTTGGGGCTGAACCAGGTTGCGGTGCCACTGGTACACCACCGGCTGGAGCACCTGCTCCTGCTTCAGGCTGTTCTTCACCAGCTACAGGTGCTAATTGGTCTACCATACCCATGTCTGATTCTATACCGCCAGGGGTGATACCAACACTACGCAATCCTACATCACCAACAGCCATTTCTTCTGTATCGCCTTTTTCTTCAGCCCACATACTGTCGTTTTCTGCCATTTCTTCTTCGGTTAAGCCCAGATAACGCTTGAGCAAGAATCGCTTGCTC